CTTGCAGCGTTACCTCTACAAAGTCTACGGTCTCGCATTCAGCTTGACCAAAGTCCTCGTAGAAGACGGCGACCACATCCGTATCGGTCAGACCTACGCCAAGCACTTGGCGCAGTCTTTGATCGAGACAAAGGAAACCCTCTCTGCTAACATCTTGAATCGTGCCTTCAACGGCGCGTATGTTGGTGGTGATGGCGTGTCGTTGACTAACACTTCGCACCCCATTGTTAACGGCACGTTCAGCAATCAGCTGACCACCCCCGCTAACTTGTCACAGACCTCCCTTGAGCAGATGCTGATTCAGATCCGCAACGCCGTTGACAACAACGGTAAGCGTATCCGTCTGACACCTAAGAAGATCGTTTCCGGTCCTTCCAACGTGTTCCAAGCTGAAGTCCTCTTGAAGAGCGTCTTGCGCACCGGCACAGCCGACAACGACATCAACCCAGTTAAGTCCATGGGCTTGCTGGCTGATGGCCAAGCTAACTTGTCTCGTATCACTTCATCTACCGCATGGTGGGTGCAGACCGACGCGCCAGAAGGCTTGAAGTTGTTGATGCGTCGTGGCTTGGAGAAGTCTATGGAAGGTGACTTCGAGACTGACTCAATGCGCTACAAGGCTACTGAGCGTTACACAGTGGGTTGGACTGACCCACGTGGCGTGTACGGTACTGCTGGCGTATAAGGAAGAGGGGGGCTTCGGTCCCCTTCTTTTTCTGGGTTTCCCCGAAGTGTCTGACAGTCCCAGCTGACGTCATGCAGACAGGCACTTCACTTTTTACTCGCATGAGAGGAATTTTAAAATGGCTTCTACTACCTTCTCCGGACCAGTTACGTCCACAAACGGCTTCATCGGTGCTGTCACTGGTAACATTACCGGTAATGTAACCGGTAACATCACAGGCGACGTGTTCGCTACAAACCAAGCTCTTTCCGGCGCTGGCGCAGTTAACATCACTGACATGTTGACCAGTTTGACCACCACCGGTGCATCGCAGGCTTTGACGCTGGCTAACGGCACTCTCGGTCAAATCAAAATCATCAGCCACGTGGTTGATGGCGGTTCAGCCGTATTGACACCTACAACCAAGATCGGTTTCAGCACCATCACTTTCACCGCCGTTGGTGACAGCGCTATGTTGATTTACACCGCCGCTGGTTGGGATATCGTTGCCCTGAACGGCGCTGTTGCAGCTTAATTGAATGGAAGGGGTTTGCGCCCCTTTCATTTTTAACTTCAGGAGATAGATATGGCTGACGCAGTAGCTTCGCAAACGATCCTTGACGGTGAGCGCTTGTTCATCGCCAAATTTACAAATTTTTCAGACGGCACTGGTGAAACCAATGTCATCAAAATTGACGTCTCAACGCTGAACCCTAACTCGTTCGGTCTAGCTTGTAACGGCGTGAAGCTGAACAAAATTTATGGAACCACGCACGGTATGGAAGTCCAAATTCTTTGGGACGCCACGACCGATGTATTTGTTTGGCAGATTCCGCAAAACTCAAACTACTTGATGGACTTTTCGTCTTTTGGTGGTATTCCAAACAACGCCGGTGCGGGTAAAACCGGTGACGTGTTGTTCACCACGAGGGATGCCGGTGCGGGCGACATGTACAGCATCGTGCTTGAATGCTTAAAAACCTACGCCACTAGCAACTAAGGGGATCAACATGACAGTCGGAAAAGTTAAAGATTTCAATTTCTCATCAGGCGGTATGGCTAAAGGCTACGCTAAAGGTGGTGAGGCTCGTGTCAAAGACACTATTCGCAATGAGCGCCAAGAGTTGAACCGCGTTTCCGCTAAGCAGCGTGACGCCGGTCAAGAGATGTCTCGTGTTCGTTCTGAAATGCGCTATGACAAGAACGAACTCAAAGGTATGGCTAAAGGCGGCGCTATGAATCAAGGTGGTCGCGAGATGCTGAAAAATCGCGGTGCTTTAGGCGTTGTCGGCAACAAAAATCCTGGTGAAACTCGCATGCACACTGCGCCTAAATTGCCTGGAGAAAAAATGATGATGAACAAGGGCGGCATGGCCATGTCCAAGGGTAAAGGTAAAAACTGCTAATTTCCTTTGCTTTTTAGCAAGGTTGAATTATAATTTGTCAATATCGGGCGTGCTAGGACAGCAGCCATCTGACTACAAAATGGGGTTAGTATGGCATATTCCGGCACAGTGAGCACGACGACGTTTAACGCGCTGAAGGTGGTAGACCACGCCTTCAGGCGCTGTCGTCTGCCCGCTCAGGCTATCTCAGCCGAAATGCAGACCTATGCTCTAGAATCTCTGTACTTGTTCCTGTCAGAGTTGGCGAGCATCAAAACACCTAGCTGGTGTATTGAGAAGATGGTACTACCGATGTACCAGAACCAGCCGATTGTTACCCTGCCCAACGGCACGGTAGAAGTCCTCAACCTGAACTATCGTACGCTTCAGCCGGTGACCGGCGCTACCGTAACCACGTCAACTTCGTACACCGTAAACTTCACCACTCAGACTGTCGTAGATACGGTCGGTGTTGAATGGTCGGGTGCGTCTACTCCCTTGACTTTTCAGGTGAGCACGAACGGGACAGTTTGGGTTACCGTAGGGACGTATACAGACACCGCGAGCGCGGGCGAGATTACGTGGACAGACATTTCTGGCGCATTACCCTATCAGTACTTCAGAATTACCTCTACGGCAACTTTCAACTACGCAGTGATCAGCTTAGGTAATATGCCTCAAGAGATCCCCCTCGGGCAGCTGAACCGCGACAGCTACGTCAACCAGAGCAATAAAGTGTTTCCTGGTCGCCCTAGCAATTACTATTTTCAGCGTGACCTGCCTGAGCCGGTGGTTTACCTCTGGCCAGCGCCGTTTATCGCCGCTGAACAGGCTCAGTTGATTCTCTGGCGGCATCGTCAGATAATGGACACTGCGAATCTTCAGCAAGACGTAGAAGTGCCTCAGCGCTGGTTGAATGCGATTGTTGACAACTTGACCGCTAAGGTCGCCTCCGAGACTCCGCAAGTTGACGCGCAACTCATACCTATGCTTGACCAGAAAGCCGCTATGAGCTTACAGCGTGCGTGGGACGGTGACAATGACGGCTCGCCTATTCAGATCAATCCTGGTATCGGGGTCTACACTAAATGAGCGTCTTTCTTGACCCGAGCGGACAACCGACTTATGGCATCGCCATCTGCGGTCGTTGCTCGCGTAAGATGTTGCTTTCTGAGTTGTCCCCCGACCCGAACTATCCAGGTCTTATGGTCTGCGAAGAAGACCGCGATGAGTACGACCCTTACCGCCTTGCGCCGCGTCGTCCTGATCAAATCGTCCTCCCGTTCAATCGTCCGGACACCCCGATTAACACTCATCCTGCGGGCGTCATTCAAGAAGCCGGTGATGAGTTTTTCATTACCGAAGATGGTAATGGCTACTTGGAGTTTTAAATGTCTGATGTCCCAAGCAATCTAATACCGACGCGAATCACGCAGTTACCCGTCGCCCCTGTGGCTGACGAAAACAGCTTGATGATGATCGTGTATCAGGGTAACAACTACCAGATCCGCGTCGGTGACCTGCTGAGTGTTGCCGGTGTACCTCTGACTCGCCAAGTGATTGCCGGTACAGGTATGACGGGCGGCGGTCAATTGTCTAGCAATGTGACCCTGAGCGTTGCGCCTAAAGGTATCAACGGCACGTTGTTGTCAGACACCGGCGTTACGTCAGGCGTATACGGTGACGCTACTAACATTCCTATTTTTACTGTTGACAGCACCGGTCGCGTGACTGCTGCTACTACGACCCCTGCGACTGTTTCAGGTTACGTGCCTACGACTCGTCAAGTCATTGCCGGTAACGGCTTGACCGGCGGTGGCGCACTGAGCACCAACGTCACCCTCGCTGCCAGTTATAGCGCCAGCGCTCCTCTAGCGGGTTTTCAGAGCGGCTCGGCGGGTTCGCTCAACACCCTCGCTCGTAGCGACCACAGACACCCCGCAATTGATTTGTCAGCTGATGACGAGGTGGACAACATTCTAGGTCTCGGTAACGGCGGTACGGCGCGTAGTTTGGTGATGCAACCAGGAGCTGTAATTTGGTCAGGCGCTGACGGCTTGTACGTCGGTCCCGCTGGCGCTTTAGGGCAGGTTTTGGTTTCAGGCGGTACAAGCGCCCCGAGCTGGGGTTCGGCTCTGATTGTTTCAGACCAGCCAGCAAATTACGTGTACGCTGGTCCGACCGCAGGCGGTTCTGCCCCAACGTCTTTCCGCTTGCTAGTAAACGCTGACATACCGACCACTTTGACCGGTAAGTCAATCTCAGGCGCTACTAATACGCTGAGTAATATCGGTAATGCGAGCCTGACGAACAGCGCTATCACGATTAACGGCTCTTCTGTGAGTTTAGGTGGTTCGGTCACGGTCACCGCCACAGCGTCAAACGCTTTGACAATCGGAACCGGTCTGTCGGGTACGTCCTACAATGGTTCTACCGCAGTCACGATCGCTATCGATTCAACTGTCGCTACCCTGACGGGTACGCAGACATTGACCAATAAGACGATTAGCGGCTCGAGCAACACTCTAACAAACATCGCAAACGCGAGCCTGACAAACTCGGCTGTGACTGTCGGAACCACCGCAATCTCATTGGGCGCTTCTAGCTTGACACTAGGCGGTCTGACTTCGGTCGCAGTGACGCAAGACCCGACAACCAACTTACAAGTAGCAACTAAGCAATACGTTGACACTTTGGTGTCTTCAGGTATTACTTACCACGCACCCGTCAAGTACGAAGTACCTTCAGGTAACTTGACCGCTACTTATAACAACGGCAGTGCCGGTGTCGGCGCTACGCTGACTAACGCTGGTACTTTGGTCGCCTTCACACCTGACGGTACAGTCGCCTCAGTGAATGACCGTATTCTGGTTTACAATCAGACCAACCAAGCTGAAAACGGCGTCTATGTCGTGACGACTGTCGGTAGCGGCTCGGTGGCATGGGTGTTAACCCGCGCTTCTGATGCTGATACGTATGCTTTGAAAGACCCTAACGGCTTAGGTAACGGCGACGCATTCTTCATCACGTCCGGTGCTACGGGTGCTGGAGAGACTTACGTCTGTAATACCGTGGGTGTTATCACCTTCGGTACGACCGCGATCACTTTCGTTCAGATTTCAGCTACGCAAATTTACTCTGCCGGAACTGGCTTGACGCTGACCGGCACGTCGTTCAGCATCTCTAATACTGCTGTCACTGCGGGCGCATACGGCTCGGCTACGCAGGTTGGTACATTTAGCGTCAATGCGCAGGGTCAGTTAACCCTCGCGGGTAACACGACTGTGACCCCTGCGGTCGGCTCAATCACCGGCTTAGGTACTGGAGTGGCTACGGCGCTCGCGGTCAACACCGGATCCGCTGGCGCTGTTGTGCTTTTCAACGGGGCGCTCGGAACTCCATCATCTGGCACGCTGACTAATGCCACGGGTTTACCCTTAACCACAGGTGTAACCGGTACATTGCCGATTGCAAACGGCGGCACGAACTCGACCGCAACTCCTACGGCGGGTGGTGCGGTTTACGGAACCGGTTCAGCGTTCGCATTCACAGCGGCGGGTACAGCCGGTCAGGTTTTGACCTCTGCCGGAGCAAGCGCTCCGACGTGGAGCGGTATCTCTGGAGGCACATTCTGATGATTGAAACACTGATCGAGCGTTTATTCCACGCCCGAAACGCAGCCCACATCGCGCACTGGAAAACAAAATCCTACGCTGAGCATAAAGCCCTCGGGCATTACTATGAAGATGTCATCGAGCAGCTAGACGAGCTGATTGAGGCGTATCAGGGTACTTTCGGAATCATCGGTAAAGTCGATGAACAGGAAAAAAGCATTGCAAAACTGATCCATGATGATATAATTTGGCTGAATGAAAACCGTAGCAAGGTTGCTAAGGGTGTCCCAGCCTTAGAGAATATCGTTGATGATCTCACCGGTATGCATATGAAAACTTTGTACAAACTTGAGAATTTGAGGTAACATCATGGCGGCTACAGGCTACACACCCATTCAACTGTACTACAGCACCACTGCGGCGGCTGTACCTACTTCCGGCAATCTTGCAAACGGCGAGTTGGGTATTAACATTACTGACGGTAAGCTGTACTACAAGAACAACGGTGGAACAGTCACTTTATTGGCTTCTAGCGCAGGCGCTTCTGGCGATGTTGTTGGTCCCGCTTCTGCAACAGACAATGCTTTGGCAAGATTCGACCTCACCACAGGCAAATTGATTCAGAACTCTGTTGGCATCTTGAGCGATGCAGGTATTCTGACTGGCTTGACTGGTATCACATCGTCTGGCTCCATTACGTTCTCCAGCCTGACTTCTGGTCGCGTAACTTACGCAGGTACGGCTGGCTTGCTTCAAGACTCTGCTAACTTTACATTTAACGGCACTACTGTAACGATGGCTAACGATGCCGCTATCAGCGGTCTGACTGTTGGTAAGGGTGCTGGTGCTGTGGCTACTAACACCGCGGTTGGCATAAATGCGCTGGCATCCAATGTAAGCGGGTTAAGAAACACATTTGTTGGCTCTCAAGCAGGGCGGTATACGACTGGGTCTTACAACGTAGGTGTCGGGCAGGAGGCGCTTAACGCAAATACATCAGGCTCTCAAAACACTGCTGTTGGCGATGTTTCTTTGGTAAGCAATACAACTGGCGGGAGCAACACTGCGGTTGGTTGGGGGGCTATGCTGTCCAATTCAACCGCTACTGGAAATACCGCTGTTGGCAATCAAGCTGGGTATAGCAACACCACAGGCGGCATAACTGCGGTTGGTTATCAATCCCTTTTCAGCAACACCACCGGTACATCCAACACCGCTTTGGGTTACAACGCTCTGAGAACAGCAACAACTGCGGCAAACAACACCGCCGTAGGCTTGCAGGCTGGATATGCTGTTACCACGGGCAGCAATAATACAGCAGTTGGATATGAGTCGCTGCGAGTTACTACCACAGGCGGAAATAACGTCGCCTTGGGTATGGAGTCGTTGTTCTCTAACACCACAGCAGGGAGCAACACGGCAGTTGGCTATCAATCGTTGTACTCAAATACAACGGGAAGCCCAAACACCGCTATTGGCTTCCAATCTTTGTACTCTAACGCCACGGGTGGTAACAATACGGGCTTGGGTTACTATGCCCTGCGCGTAAACACTGGCGACAACAACACTGCCGTGGGTCATTACGCGGCATCTGGAAATACTTCAGGTACTCGTGTAATTGCTGTTGGCGGCGGTACTCTTACCGCAACAAACACAGGCTCAAGCATTGTCGCTATTGGTCACTCTGCACTTGGTGCAAATACTTCTGGTGGAAACAACGTAGCAGTTGGGGATTCTGCATTGGGCGCTAACACCACAGCATCTAACAACACTGCTGTAGGTTATCAGGCGGCATACAGCAACACTACCGGATATGATCTTGTTGCTGTTGGTCGTGAGGCGCTGTACTCAAACACTACTGGTTTTGAGAATACCGCATTGGGGCGTTCTGCACTTAGGGTGAACACAACTGGTAGTTACAACACTGCGGTTGGTATTTATTCGCTTGTAGCAAACACAACAGGCTACGCCAATACTGCGGTCGGGCGTTATGCTGGACAAGCAATTACCACAGGTTTTCAAAACACCATGATGGGAAATGGTACTGGTCAAGCCACTACCACAGGAACTAATAATTCGTTTTTTGGCGAACAAACGGGTTATTACAATACTACTGGCAGTAGCAACACTGCGGTTGGTAGAAATGCGTTAAATGCCAACACCACAGCAAATTACAACACAGCCGTTGGTTCAGGCGCTTTGTACACAAACACCACAGGTGGAAGCAATACAGCCCTTGGTCTTGAGGCTCTTGTGCAAAACACCACAGCAAACTACAACACCGCTGTGGGTTTTCAGGCTCTTTATACAAACGCTACTGGGCCTGAATCAGTGGCTGTTGGGTATCAGGCTGGGTATAGATCAACTGTTGGGTATAACACGTTTGTCGGTCACATTGCTGGCATAAACCAATCAACTGGTGATGGTAATACTTATGTTGGTCGGGGTATTACAGGAAACGCTTCTGCTGGTGCAACCACTGGTAATGCAAATACCGGTTTGGGCAACTTTGCTCTTTCATCTTTAACAAGTGGATCAAATAACGTAGCACTTGGGCCAAATGCCCTAAACTCCACCACTTCAGGCGGTAACAATACGGCTGTAGGCTATCAGGCGTTGTACTCTAATCAAGCCAATGCAAGTAATGTGGCTGTTGGTTATCAAGCAGGATACAGCACAGTACAAGCAAACGGTAATACTTTTGTTGGCAATCAAGCTGGTTATGCTTTTAACTACACAGCGGGTAGCGTAAACGGTTACAACACATTTATTGGAAATGGCTCTGGCTCTTCTGTAACAACAGGAATTAGAAACACCATCCTTGGCGCTTACAACGGCAACCAAGGTAGCCTAGACATTCGCACAGCAACCAACTACGTTGTAATAAGTGATGGCGATGGCAATCCTTATATTCAAGGTCAGTGGGCAGGTGCTCCAGTTCTTGCTCAAGCCGCAGTCTCAAGCATAACAAGCGGATCAGCGCAAACAATTTACTCTATGTTAGGCGGCTCGGCTTCTGCTTTGGTTCTTGTTACTGCTAGAGACTCTGGGGGTAATTGGTTTAGTGACATTCTTAACATCATGCAATCTAATTCTGCTTTTGTTGTCAGTTCCCAAAATGGTGGTAGCCCTGGTAGCAGAAGTTATTCCATGAATACAGCGCAACTTCAACTAAATCCTAGCGTTACACAAGTACTTGTTAGGGTTGTAGTTATTCAAAACGTAAACGCATAAGAGGCTAAAAATGGCAATTACATACGCATGGGTCATTAAAAATCTTAACCAAGACAGAAGAGGGTATGCAGATACTTTGTATTTAGAACTCTCTGGAACTGATGGCAGTCGCACAGCAACAGCCAACTCAACCACTTGCTTTGGCGCGGGTGACTACAAACCTCATAGTTCGTGGACGCAAGAAGAAATAGACAATTTTGCTGAGAGGTATAAAACCGATTTGCAAAACAACTTAATCAACCAACTTTCTTAAGGAGCCTAATCATGGCAACAACTTTTACAACCCGCATCACAGCGATGTACACCTTGCAACAGCCTGACCCTAACTATGTGGTCAACGCTTTGTGGGAAGTCACTGGCATAGATGGCACTAACACTGCCTCTATCGGTGGCAACACGCAGTTCAACTCTGCTGACCAAGAGGGTGCATTCATCCCTTACGATCAGTTGACAGAAGCCACCGTCATTGGTTGGATTCCTGAGAACCAAATTGCAAGCGCACAAGCCTGTGTGCAGGGACAAATTGACAGCATGATTACACCGCCTGTCAGCCCTGCCGCACAGCCACTGCCTTGGAGCGCCTAAGTTAACGGGAAGCCACCACCCGATCTTGGTGGCACACTAAAGGAAACATCATGGGAAAAAACGAAAAAACCCCTGTGACAATCGACGGCGTAGAACACCATTTTGAAGACATGACCCAGCAGCAACAGATGCTGCTCAATCATGTTGCCGATTTGGATCGTAAGTTAGACTCTGCCAGATTCAACGTAGACCAACTTCAGGTGGGCAGGGATGCCTTCTTCCGCATGTTGAAAGACGCGCTGGAGGCAAAGCCTGAAGTCACTTACGTAGCGGTGAAATAATGGAACCTGTAGATACTCGATTGGCGGTTCACGAAGCAGTCTGCACAGAGCGCTACCGCTCTATACAGGACGCGCTTGATCGTGGAAAAGAACGCATGAAAACGATCGAGTATCTACTTTACATTGTGATTGCGGCGGTCTTATTTGGTCCAGGAGTTGCCGGAGAGTTTGTTAAAAAGATATTAGGTATTTAACTATTGTTTTCATTGGCTAAAAAGCAGTTAAGATTTTTTGGATTTAGTCATGATCCCAATAGACCCCATATCAGCGTTAGAAGGACTACAAACTGCGATTAGCGTAGTCAAGAAGGCGAGCAAGGTCGCTAATGATTTAGCGGGTCTAGCGCCATCTATTTCGCGGCTATTTGATGCAAAAAGCACCGCTACTAAGGCGATGCTTCAAGCTAAACGCGCTGGGGGTAAATCTAACCTAGGCGCGGCGCTTCAAATTGAAATGGCTCTAGACGAAGCCAAGCGATTTGAAGAGCAGTTAAAAATGTTGTTCATGCAAGCGGGGCGCATAGACGTTTGGAACGCTGCTAAAGCCCGTCAAGCTGAGATGGACAGAGATGACGCTCGAGAAATGGCAGAGCTGAAGGCTGAAGAGAAGAAGCGTAAAGAAGAAGAGGAAGAACAACTTGCATGGGCTATTGGCGTTGTTGTGATCGTGATGCTTCTCGGCGCAGTAGGTTATGGTATTGCTGAGATTCAAGACTTTTGCGCCAAGTCAAGGTGTGGTCGGTGAATGAATACCAAAAGCAATTCGACCTGTTTCTCAAAGTCTTTGTGCGCTTGTGCGTGGTTTGGTGGGTGCTCGGGTTTCTTAAGTTTCTGCCGGACGACTTGTCTGACAAAATTGTGAATAAACTACTAGGGATGATTGGGCTATGAGCGAAGAAAAGCCAGCGGATGTACTAAGTAAGGTGCTGTCCTACGTAGACAGCCCGTTCAAGCTCTTTGCGCTGATACTCATGGCGGTGTTTGCTTTCGCCGGTTACTTCGTCTGGCAAAACCAAGAGTTGTTGATGGGGGCGTACAAAGAGTCTAAGAAAATGCCCAGCATCGTTGAAGACAGAGTAGAAGACGCCGCCGCTCACTTGTTCAAAACTACCAATCCCGTCATTGTCGCCGTGTTCAAAGTTAATCCGATGTTCGGGACCAGAGTGTTGCACCGCGCTTACACTAAAGAGGGTCGGGACAAATCCAATGACGGGCTTGACGTAGGTCTGTTTACTCAGAACGCACTTAACAACGCTGATGTGGTTAAGCTGATGGCCAGCGAGATTCCTTGCGGCGAATACAAATCAGCGCAGTCAGAGATGGGCTTGTGGTACATCGCCAAAGGGGTTACCTACACTTGCCGAATCAGTGTGCCACCTGACCCAAGCAGGTTTGTAGGTCAAATTACTGTTGGGTGGGATAATGAACCCACCGACATTCAAGTGGCGAGAACCATGATGGAAATCGCAGCAACTATGCTTTCAAGGAGCAAACAATAATGGCTCAGTTTGAACCGGCTTTTGAGCAGATGATTAGAGACGAGGGCGGCTACGTCCTGCACGAAATTCCTGGTGATACGGGCGGTATGACCTACGCCGGTATTGCCCGTAACAAAAACCCCCACTGGAACGGCTGGGCGCTGGTAGACAAGAAAGAGTTCGGCGGCTCTTTGACACCTATGGTGCGTGAGTTTTACCGAGTTGAGTTCTGGGACAAGATGCGTGGCAACGAGATTGCCAATCAAGACGTAGCCAATTCTATCTTCAATTTCGGGGTAAATGCCGGAATGGGTATGGCGGTCAAGTTAGCTCAGCTGGTCGTGGGCGCTACTCCTGATGGCGGTATCGGGGCTAAAACAATTGAGAAGCTCAATCAAATCACAGACGGGCAGAGGTTCAAAGAATCGTACGCCTTAGCGAAAATCGCTCGTTATGTTGAGATATGCAACAAAAACCCCGTGCAGGTTAAATTCCTCAAGGGTTGGATCAACCGAACATTGAAAGGTTTAGCATGAGCTTGCTAGCTGTTGGGTCAATCATTGAAGCAGTGGGTAAGGTCGCAGGCGATCTGATCACGACTGACAAAGAAAAAATGGAGATGGAGATTGAGCAGCGGAAGCTAGATCTTGAAGAAAAACGCATTGATCAAGCTACGAACCTAGCTCAGATCGAGGTGAACAAAGTTGAGGCGGCTTCCTCTAGCGTGTTTGTTTCCGGCTGGCGACCCGCTATCGGGTGGATCGGCGTAGCAGCGATGGCGTATCAGTTCCTGCTGTACCCGCTGTTTCAATGGGCTTGGAAATACTTGCAGGCTATGGGCTGGGTTCCAGTCGGTATGGATCCCCCTCCGGTGCTTGAAGCAGACCAACTTTGGGTGATATTGTCAGGTATTTTAGGTATCGCGGGCATGCGCTCTTTTGAAAAGACTAAAGGCGTCGCGAGTAAGTGAGACATTTAGTTTGCCTTGAAAGTTGTTTCAAGGTTATAATTCATCAAAACGGCGCATGCTGAATCAGCTGCTAATACCCATGGAGTATTTATGAGCTATAGCATGACGTACGACAGTTTGCTGGTGGACGTGCGTCGCTACCTTGAACGTGGTTTCACGCAAGAGAGCGACCAAATCGTTTACGACCAGCTACCTCGCCTAATCACATTAGGTGAGCGCCGTATCGCCCGCGAACTGAAGATTCAGGGTTTCATCCGAGCGGTGACTACCCCCCTGTCTATTGGCGTAGCCGTTTATCTCAAGCCTGACCGCTGGCGCGACACGATTAGCATGACCGTAAATGGCACGCCTATTTTCGCCCGCTCCTATGAGTACTGCCGTAACTTTTGGCCTAACGAGGCTCAGACCGCAGCGCCTCAGTTTTACGCAGACTATGACTATCAGCACTGGCTGATTACCCCTTCACCCGCCGCAGCGCAGACCCTTGAAATTCTGTACTACGAGCAACCCGCGTTGTTGGGTGATGACCTACAAACTAACTGGCTTACTGAATACGCACCGGACGTGCTGCTTTACGCAACTCTGCTCGAAGCCACCCCGTTCCTGAAAAAAGACGAGCGTATTCAGACTTGGCAAGCCATGTATGACCGTGCGGCGCAGGCGCTGAATGGCGAAGACCTGAAGCGTATCATGGATCGCACAGCAACAAGGAGTGAAGCGTAATGCCTATCTATAACGATGTCTTTGGTGGAGCGAACATCTACCCGAGCGAAATCAGCTACAGCGCTATCACGCTCAGTGCTACCGACGTCACGCTGAGTTGGCCAGAGGAAACCTCTACTAACACCAACCTAGCGACCCGTATTATTGATGTAACGGCTACCACCGCAGGTCGTTCAATCTTCCTGCCCGATGCGCAGAAGAGCGGCACGGGTAACACGATCCTGTTTAACAATCAAGGTGCAGAAACCTTCATAGTTAAAAACGCGGGCGGCACTCAAGTTGTTTCTATTGCTGCGGGCACAGTTTGGCAGGTCTACCTGACGAGCAACACCACCACGAATGGCGCGTGGGAAACGCTCCAGTTCGGCGCTACTGTTTCAGTCGCTAACGCGTCCGCCCTTGCCGGCACGGGTATTGTAGCGGTCGGAACCTTGTTGTCTCAGTCTGTACCGATCACGCTGTTCAACTCAAACTACTCAGCGGGCGACACAGACCGCGCAAAGATGTACGTGTGGAACGGCTCAGGCTCGGGTACTTTAACCCTTCCTAGCGCTCCTACCGTAGGAAACAATTGGTTCATATATCTGCGTAACGCGGGCGGTGGGCAAGTTACGGTCTCAGCATCTGGCGTCGCTACGATTGACGGGTTGGCGAGCAAAAACTACCAGCCTAGTGACGCGTCAGTAATCATCAGCGATGGAACTAATTACTACACGCTCGGGTTCGGTCAATCTTCTGTTTTTGTCTTTGATTACACAGTTATTAGCATTGCTGGTACTGGAACCTTCACGCTGACAGGCTCAGAGCTGAACCGTATCGTTTATAAATTTACGGGCGCTCTGACCGGAAACCGCACTGTGGTTGTCCCTGCGACCGTCCAGCAATATTGGATTGACAACGCCACGACCGGCGCGTATACGCTGACAGTCAAAACCTCTGCCGGAACGGGTGTCGTAATCAACCAAGGCGCGAGGGGTATTTTTTATTGTGACGGTACTGATGTGGTCGATGCCGACACGGCTACCGTCAGCTTCCCGATTTCAATACCGCAAGGTGGTACGGGAGCTACTACAGCTGGCGGCGCTTTGATCAACTTTGGCGGCACTTCAACCGGTATATCAATTTTCACAGCCGCTAATCAGCAAGCCGCTTGGACCGCTTTAGGTATCGCGCCTGCTGGCGTCGTAGTTGGTGGGACATTCTGATGCCTTCAACCACAATAGTCCTGAAATCTCTCGCCGGTATTAAGCGAGACGGTACTAGGTACGATGGTGATTTTTATATTGACGGGCAATGGGTCAGGTTTCAGCGCGGACTACCGAGGAAGATCGGCGGGTATCGCTCAATCAGCAAATATTTGACTGAAATCTCTAGGGGTTTCAACAGCTTCACGCAGCAGAGCCTGCAGTACTGCCACTCAGCTGGTGCGTCAGCCATTGAGCGTTTTACTATTGACGC